TAAAATTACCGCAGGTGGTACTCACACTTTGACATGGCCCGGAACAGTGGACTGGGCTGGTGGAGCCGCCCCAGATGCCCCCGCATCGGGGGAAGTAGATATGTATGTCTTTATGACAACTGATGGTGGTACTAATTGGTACGGCTTCTTAGCTGGGGACGCTCTTGCATGAGTATTGGAGTAGGTAAATATGTTGTCTTAGCTTCGGCTGGAGCAGCGGGTGGTATACCTTATTATTACTCACTGGTCGGTAATGATGCGGCTAGTGCTGATTACACTAACGGATCAGTCTATCCAACGGTACAAGATGATTTTGACATCAATGCGGACGGCAATATTTTTGTCGCTGGGTATGGTGCTATTAGTGCATCCGAGCCAAGTTGGGGAAGTGTCTGTAGGTTAAGCCTAGATGGTTCAAGCGTTGAGTGGAGCTACAATGTAAGGGGCAGTTCTAGCAGCAACGTAGTATACATGAGTTGTGTATATGTAGATTCAAATGGTGACATCCAGTTTGCGGGATTTAATTCACAAACAGTTAGTTATTCTCAAAAGTTTCACATCGCAAAGGTCAACCCCACTACAGGAGCTTTAATAGCTAGTGGTAATGAGCAAGGTGTTCAGGGCGGAACAGTTGTATCAAACTGGCCTTTTTGTATGACTGGCTATGGTACAGGATCACAGGCAGTAATTGGTTTAACTATGGACATAGGCGGCGGTGCAGAGCGTCCGGGTATTATGTCTTTTAACAGTGGTAACATGCAGGATGCTAGTCACCGTAGGCTATCAAACAACACATCTGTTTCTGGTGATGAACCATATAAGGGGGTAATGGGAATTGCTTCTGATTACCCTCAATCAACAACGACAAGAACTTGGGCTGTGTATCGGACTTATGGCTCTGGGAATAGTCGCTGGGAAGTTCAGCAAAACTCAAACATAACAACCCAAAACTGGGTTAGAGAAATATATCTTAACAGTTTCACACATCAGCCACACTGTTTGCGGTATGATTCTGTAAATGACTTTCTTTATGTCAGTGGTCTGTCTCAAAACTTTGGTGTTTCCTCTTCTCGTCAGGCATGTTTAGTTCAATTAGACGTGAGTGGAGCAACGCCATCTGTAAATTGGGCAAGAGTTTTCACTGATGGAAGTACATCTTCTGGATACTATACATCTTGCGATGTAGACAGCGAAGGTAATGTTTATTTTCTTGGTTCATACGGATCAAGTAGTGGGAAAGTATCTGGGCTTATAAAATATAACAGTTCTGGTACTATACAGTGGCAAAAAATATTAACTGGAAGTCCTAGTAGTTGGAGGCATCACTCCTTAAAAATAGACTCATTTGACCAGATTATTATATCAGGAAAAACTGACTATACTGGTGTAAATACTAATCGGGGTCATAGAATCATAATTCGCCTTCCTTCAGATGGAAGCATCACTGGTACTTTTGGTGACTTAACAATCGGAAACTTGGGGGCTAATACTGCAAGCCCAACGGCGACTCTTTCAACTAAGACAAGAACTATGGTTAATGATAGCGGTGGTGGTGATGTCGCCAACTCAACAAACACATCACTCACCAGAAATGTTACCGTAAATCAGAGTATTTCGTAAAGGAGACGATAAATGGCAGTAACAATTAACGGCACAACTGGCGTTACCACTCCGGGTGTATCGTCTTCGGGTGCAATCGCCACAACAGGGTCGGCAAACGTAACTTCGGCTGGCAGCATGGATGCAACCGCTGCGCTTACGGGGGCAAGTGGTACAATCAGCGGAGAGCTTATCGCTACTTCGTACAACGAAACTTATGTGGCTTTGTCTGGTACAACCCCAGCAGTAGACTGCGAAGCGGGTAACTTCTTCAGCTTATCAACAACAGGCAACACCACGTTCACATTCAGCAATCCACCTTCAAGTGGGACCGCGTTTGGCTTTACGTTGCAGCTAACAGCGGGTGGCACTCATACGATCACTTACCCTGCTTCGGTAGACTTCGCAGGTGCTACGGCTCCTGACGCTCCAGCTTCGGGGGAAACAGATATACTTGTTTTCACAACACGAGACGGCGGCACTACATGGTATGGTGCGCTGGCAATTGACGCGGCGGGATAAAGCATGGGTAATATTACCAGATATTTTCTAAACGGTGCTGCTGGTGCGGGTGGTGAGCAGCCGTGGTTAGCCTACAATCAAGGCGGCTATGAGATGGATAGCGTTGCCGTTTCTGCGGACTACGTTTATCAAACTGGATGGACAAGCGGTTCCACATTTTCTGTTGTTCAGTTTGACCATGATGGGAATGTTAACTGGCAAAGAGATGTGAATTTGGGTGCAACAAACGAAAGAACATTTGCTCAAGTTGACTCCAGTCAGAACTGTATAGTTGTATGCGCTAGTGATGCATTTATAACTTCAATAAGTCCGTCAGGTAGTATTAACTGGTCTAGGCAATTAGGTAGGTCTTTTTCCTCATCTGGTGTAGACTCTTTCAAGTGGGACGCAGCTAACAATAGGGGGTATCTTAACTACGCAGGTACTGGCAGTTTTGAGATGGTGTACTTTACTGGCTCACCACCAACAGTTCAGTTTGCAAGATATTTAGGTACTTCAGGAGCCTGTGGCGGCATAGACTATGACACAAGTGGGAATAGTTATTCAGTTGCTACTTGGAACGGCAGTCCTGATAGAGCTGTTGTCCGAAAACATGATACAAGTGGAAATCTAAGTTGGGCCAAAACTTTTGAAGCCTCTGGAGTTTCTGGAGATGTACGACCTTATAGCTGCGCTTGGTCTGATAATGGGACTCTTTTTATCGGCGTTCAGCACAATAACGACAAACCTATTTTAATGTGGAACAATGCCAGCAATGGCAACATGACATATAGGTACAGGTATGACATTCCAAGCGCTTATACTTATCCTTTATTGAGAATGGACAATGATGAAAACAGGCTTTATTGCGCATGGCCTGCTGCTGACAAAAAAGTATATTTTACAAAACACACCAATAGCGGTTCCTTGCAATGGCAAAACGTACTTTCAGGGACAACCAACTTAGCGAGTAACGAGAATGGTTTTGCTCAGTATGGAGACTTTATTTATTTCTCTGCAAAAGCCATTAACTATGGAAATAGTGTACTCTTAAAAGTTCCAAAAGATGGCAGTGGTCAAGGTACTTATGGCTCGTTTACTTACGCAACTGATACTAGCACTTACGGAAGTAATACATCTGGCAACATAGCTTTAAATGGGACAACTTGGTCTGCAAGTAGCGCAACTAGAAGCTGGTCAAATCAAGGCGCAAGTTCTGCTTCTGCAAGTGGGACAATTACCCTGTACGAAAAATCTTAACCGACATATAAAGGAGACCTTAAATGTATGTCAAAATCACAAGCGGTTCAGTAGACACGTTCCCCTATTCAGTGGGACAATTACGGCGCGATAACCCGAACACTTCTTTTCCTCGCCAGATAGCAAGCGAGCTTCTGGAAGATTACGGTGTTTACCCTGTAACAATTGACGATCAGCCTTCTTATGATGATCGCACACAGACCGTGGCGCAGAACGCAACACCGACAGGTAGCGGTAGCACATGGACACTTGGGTGGACAACAACTGCTAAGACAGCGGAAGAAACCCAAGAGTATGATGATAACGTAGCGGCATCTAACCGTGGTAAGCGTAGCGGCCTTCTGGCTGAAACAGACTTCTGGGGCATGTCAGACATGACTATGAGTGCTGAAATGACTACCTATCGTCAGGCACTTCGTGATATAACTACACATAGCAACTGGCCCAATCTAGCTGATGGCGACTGGCCTACAAAGCCATAATAGTTCAATTGAACTAAAGGAGAAACAGTATGACTACGACAGTTAACGCAGACACATCCACCGGAGGTGCAATAGTAACAGGCGATGCGTCAGGTAACCTTGGCCTTCAGGCGGATGGTACAACTCTGCTGACACTGTCTGGTGATAAAGCATCCTTCAACAAGGGTGTAACTGAAGAGTATGAGGCCGTAACGTCTACAGGCAATGCCACCACGGTAAACTTGAACAACGCCACTAACTTCAGTCACACCCTGACGGAGAACACAACATTTACCTTCAGCAACCCAGCTTCATCCGGTGAGTCTTCTACCTTTACATTGAAGATTGTACAGGACGCATCAGCTTCAGGGTTCGCGGTAACGTGGCCCACTGCCGTAGATTGGCCTGCTGCCACAGCGCCGACACTCACAGCTACCGCAAGTGCCGTTGATTACTTCGTCTTCATTACGCACGATGGTGGCACTACATGGTATGGGTTTACAGCAGGTCAAGCACTGGGGTAATTAATGTCTAACTCGAAAAAGATTGTCCAAGCCGCTGCTGGTAATGCTGGCGGTGCTGGCCTGAACGTAGAAGAAGTGTTCAGCACTTATTTGTATGATGGTGACGATGGATCAAACAGAGACATAACTAATGGGATTGATCTTTCTACAGAAGGCGGCATGGTTTGGTGGAGGCCAAGAGATAATACTGATGGCTGGGGGTTAATTGATACAGAACGTGGGGCTGGTAAAAACCTTAGAACGCACGGAACATTCTCTGAATACACAGATAATGGACTTATTTCTGCCTTTAACACAGACGGATACAGAATAGGTGGCCCCGGAGGAAGCTATATAAATAGCTCATTAAATAATTATGTTTCTTTTTCATTCCGCAAAGCCCCTAAGTTCTTTACGTGTTTGACCTATACAGGCACGGGAGATACAACAACGCAAACTATATCTCACGACTTGGGTGCGGTTCCTGGGTGCATTATAGTAAAAAGAACCGACAGTTCAGACAGTTGGCGTGTGTATCACAGAGGTGTGGATGTTAACGGTGACAGCCAACCGTGGACTGATATGCTTACTTTAAACACCACAGCCGCAGCGATTGACTACCCTGTTTGGGGTGACACGGCTCCTACCTCAACAGAGTTTACAGTAGGTTATGAAAGTTCAGTCAACGGCTCTGGAGGCACCTACGTAGCCTACCTCTTCGCCCACAACGATGGTGACGGTGATTTCGGCCCTGATGGTGATGCTGATATTATCAAGTGCGGGACTTTCACAACAAGTTCAAGCGCAGAATTTGACGTAGACTTAGGATTTGAGCCTTCTTTTGTTTTAACTAAAAGAACAGACTCGACAGGTAATTGGGATATGTTTGATACTATGCGAGGTTTC